GACAGTTGACATGCAGTAACCGTGCACGACAGGGTTACATGTTTGGGGCTACCTGATCCTGATGGGACGAGGATTCGCAGACGCTCACAAGGTTGGCTCACGCCCATACGGGCAGCCCGCTGGCGACAATTTTCGGGATTCGACACCACGGCCCCAAACCGTGGGATTCTCCCGCAACGTCCAGCGAGTCAATCCGGTAGGCGGCGAACCCGTTGTTCCAGAAGCGGTCAAGTGCAGTTCGCTGACTCGTAGCGGGGCGCCCTGTAAGGGGCGTCCCGTTGCGGGCAGCGACCTGTGCGTTTTTCATAGGGAGTAACGGTGGACATTTCGACCATGAGGTCGTATGTCCGCTCTGTGGTGGACATTGATGCGTCCGACATTTCGGACGACACGATGAACCGTTTCTTGGGAGAGGGTTACGACGTAATCGTCTACTCTGAGAAGCGTTGGCCGTTCTTTGAGGCTGAGGCGACGTTCGATACGGTCGCCGATCAGAAGGATTACACGCTTGCCGTGGTGGGCGCTTCGGTCACTAACGGTTTACGGGAGATCGCTTCACTTCGCACCACCGGTCATGTGGTCACATTCGTTGGGCGTGACAGCGGCGATGTTGTTTACCCATTGGATTCGGCGGGTACCGGGGAACCGTGGTGGTGGTCGTTCTGGGCGGACAGTGTTCGCATGTATCCGACCCCGGGGGGCGTGCATACGATCACTGTGCGGGGGTACAAGGATCCGGCGGCGTTCGGAGCCGGGAGTGCGGATTCGGTTGAACCGGTAGACCTGCCGACACCCTTCCATATTGTGGTGGCGACGTATGGGATCGCTCGTGCGTATGAGCAGCAGGAAGATCCAGTGATGGCGGCACAGTATTTCGCTGTGTTCAATCAGGAGTTGGACAACTTGCGGGCACGGTACGAAGACATGCCAGCGCCTCAGCCGATTATTCTCAACTCGCAGCGCATCAGGCGTTGGGGGGGGCAGTCTTATCTGCCCGGTCGGCTGCGCTATCCGTGGTCGTAGGGCATGCCTACCTTTAACCCACCGAAAACGACCCGCCGTGCCCAGTTCAAGTTGGAGATGCTGGAGTCGTTCACGGGCGGATTGAATCTTCGTACCGATCAGTTCAATCTGGCAGATGATGAGTCGCCGGATTTGTTGAACGTGGTGGTGGATCCCCGGGGGGGTATACGTCAGCGTGACGGCGTGGATCGCCGCAACACGACGGCGTTGAGCGCCGACGTGAAGGGCTTGTGGTCGTTTTTCACTGATGGTGGCACCAATCAGGTCATGTGCAACTATGGCACCAAGGTGGCGTACAGCGCGACTGGCAACTTTACGGACTTGACGGGTATCACGGACCGTACGGCAGGGTCGCGGGTGTACGGGATGACGATGAACAACGTCGCCTATGGGGTGTCGTATGACAAGCCCTCGTTCCGGTGGAACGGGAGTGTGGCAGCCGATTTGGGGGTCACTTTCGGTTCAGGCGGCAACATGCCCCAAGCCCAGCATGTGACCTTCTGGAACAACTTTGCGTGGGTTGCCAACACTTACGAGTCCGCCACCGGCTACAAGTCCCGGGTGCGTTGGTCTAACGCCAACGACCCGGAAACATGGACTGCTGCGGACTATGTGGACATCGACAAGGGTGAGCACGGTGACTACATCACCGGGTTGTGCCCGATGGGTGACCGCCTGCTGGTATTCAAGACGAACAGCACGTACGCCATCTTCGGCTTCGACTCTGATTCGTTTCAGGTGGTGACGGTCAGCAGCACCATCGGATCCACACCGTTATCTTCTCCCGTTGCCACCCCTTACGGGGCGTTCTTCTGGTACGCCGATCAGGGTGCCTACCTGTACAACGGCACCAACATGATTTGGTTGTTCCCGAAAATCTTTCCCGCTATAGACGACGGACGCATCACGTTTGCGTCGAACCCGCAGTTGGGGTGGGGAAACAACAAACTGTACGTCAGTGTCGACTGGACAGACTCGGAGACAGCGGCCGTCACGCGCCGCACCCTCGTGTACGACCCGACGCTGGGAGAGGAGGGGGCATGGGTGTTGACAGACATTGACGCTGGGCCGCTTCACGCTCACCGCCCGCCGAACTCGTCTTCGACCGTGTTCGGCGGCTGTGTTGCAAACACGGGCGTTATTATAGACATGGAAGACGAGCAGAACCGTACAACCGACCGGTACGTCGGCTCCACAGAAGCCCACATCTCCTCCCACTTCGTAACACGATGGGTGGATGGCAAGAACGCCATCGTTCAGAAACGGTGGGGTCGCCCCCGGGCTGTCCTGTCGGCAGAGTCGACGCTGACTCTGCCGTTCCTCGTTTACAAAGACTACGACTTCTCGGCGCAGACCAACACGTTCAATGTTTCGATTACGGCGAAGACTTCGGATTCGCGGTGGGACACAGCCAAGTGGGACGACGCCGACGAAGAGTCGGCGTATGTGGCGAAATGGGACTCGGCGGGGAAGGATTTGACCGCAGACGTCAAGAATCTTCCCACACTTGGGACAGCACGGTCTGTAAGTATGAGGGTGAACGGTCCCACAACAGACAACCATTGGGAAATGAACGCCCTAGCGTTCACCTACACGCCAAGGAGACTAAGGTAGATGGCAACACTCGCCGTTACAAACGATTTCTCCGCTGGGACGACAATCGTCGCGGCGGACATGAACGAGAACTTCGCCGATATTGAGACGTTCGTCAACTCAACACCCGGTGTTGTCCAGAAGGACATCGTTGATGCAAAGGGTGATCTGATTGTTGCTACTGCGGCTGACGCTGTGGCGCGTCTGGCTGCTGGTACGAACACTCATGTTCTGACTGCTGATTCGACTACGGCTTCTGGTTTGTCGTGGGTTGCGCCTACGACCGGTGATATCACCGCCGTTGTGGCGGGAACGAACATCAGCGGAGGGGCGACCAGTGGGTCCGCTACCGTAAATCTGGCGATTGACGCTGCCGTGGAGTTCGGCTCCGACGGCAGCGGGGTCGACGTAACGATGCACTCAGCGACTGCTGGCGACGCGGTGTTTTTTGACGCCTCTGAGGAACTTCTCACCATCACCGGCACCAACGGCCAGACGGCCCTTGATGTGGCAGACGGCAACGTCACAGTCACCGATGATTTGACGGTCAGTGGCACCACGTTCACCTATCTCAATGTCCTCACCGATTCGACCACGACGAGGACTCCGGCGCTGACCGATGCCGGGGCTTACATCCTGACCACGCACGGCACCGGGATAACGGTGACCATGCCGCAGAACTCAGCCGTGGCTTTCCCCATCGGCACGAACATCTTCTTTGAGCGCAACGGGGCAGGAACACTCACGTTTGCAGCCGGTACCGGTGCCACGGTCACATCGAAGGATTCGACACTGACTGTAGGGGATAGGTACACAAGCGCTGCTGCCATCAAGATTGGCACGAATGCTTGGTCGCTGATTGGGAACCTCGGTTAGATGTCTTTCCTTCTCGCTGCGGTCGCCGGTCAGGGCGGCGTCAAGGTTCCGGGTGCTCCGGGCACGCTGTCGTTGGCTAACGGCACCGATGACGAGACTCAAATCAACCTGTCGTGGTCGGCTCCATCGGACACGGGCGGGGGAACGATCTCTGGCTACAAAATCCAGATCAGCACCAACGGCTCATCGTGGTCGGATCAGGTCGCTGATACTGGCTCAACAGGGACGACTTACACGGCGTCTAGTTTGACTAACGGAACCCAGTATTGGTTCCGTGTCGCTGGCATCAACGAGGCAGGGGCAGGCGCTTACGGCAACGAGCCGAACCACACCACTACCGTTGCGTTCGCTGCTACGGGTGGCACAATCACTACTTACAGCGGGTACAAGGCGCACACGTTTGCTTCGACTGGTTCGTTCACGGTCACGGGCGGGTCAGGCAATGTCGATGTGCTGGTGATCGCTGGCGGCGGAGGCGGAGGCATGACTGGAAGCGGTTGCGGTGGGGGTGGTGCTGGAGGGTACCGAACCAGCACTGGTATCGCCGTTTCGTCCACGGGTTCTGGTGGGGGCGGGGTTTACACCGTGACCATCGGTGGAGGTGGCGCTGCAACTACCAGTCCGGGCACCCCCGCTTCTGGTGGGACCGGTTCGTCTTGGGATACCGGCGGCACGGTGTTCGCCACTTCGGGCGGGGGGCGAGGTGCTGATGCTGCCACCGCCGGTAGTGGCGGTGGTGGTGGCGGCGGTAGCGGTTCATCGTTGACAGCCGGTACAGGTAATGCTGGCGGTTACACCCCCGTCGAAGGTTACGACGGTGGTGTCGGTCAGACCGCGCTTGTTGACATGGGCGGTGGTGGTGCTGGCACAGGAGCATCGGGTGGAAATGGTGCCATATTTGGTGGACTGGGCGCAACAGGCGGGGCCGGTGCCCAAAACGACTACCGAACTGGAGCGAATGAACAGCGTGGCGGTGGCGGTGGGGCTGGAGGCCAGACCGGTCCCGGTGTGGGTGGTGCAGGTGGCGGCGGTAACTGCGTGGCTAATGGCGCCGCTGGGGCTGGTACCGTCAACACGGGGAGCGGTGGCGGTGGGACGCAGGATACGACCTCTGCTTCCTCTGGTGCTGGCGGTTCAGGAATCGTGATTGTGAGGTACGCGGTCTGATGGCCCATTTCGCTGAAATCGACGCAACCAACACCGTGGTCAGGGTTCTGGTCGTCCCCGACGGGCAGGAACATCGGGGACACGACTACCTAGCGGACGACATGAGTCTCGGCGGGACATGGATACAGACCTCGTACCGGACCAGCAGCGGCGAGCATCCCGAAGGCACTCCGTTGCGAGGCAACTACGCCGGTTCCGGCTGCGTCTACGACCCGTCGCACGACGCCTTCTACGTCCCGCAGCCCTACCCGTCGTGGACGCTAGACGAAACGACCTTCCAATGGGAGCCGCCCACCCCCAACACAAATGCTGGCTACATCTGGGACGAGGACACAACCTCATGGGTGACGCCACCTAGCCCGTTCCCGTCTTGGGTTTGGGATGCCGACGGCGGTCGCTGGGAAGCACCTACCCCGTACCCCGACGACGGTCCCCTCTACGAGTGGGATGAGGACACGGAATCATGGGTTGAAGTAACAGAGTGAACGAGCCGACCGATATTCGCCAAGTCAAAATCCCCACCGTCGCGGTCGGGCTGATTATGTCCGTGGCAGTAATCGTCGGCGCAGTCACATGGTCCTCCGCACGCCTAGTGGCGCGCATCGACCATCTGGAAGCAACAGTGGCGTCCATTGAGGACACAATGGACATGCAGTCTTTCGCCCGCGTAGTGGATGTAAGCGAGGATTTGGAAGAAGTGTGGGCTGAGGTGGATGGCATCAACACGACTCTCAATGATGTCATGGATTCGGTTGGTGTTCTGCTGATGCAGGACGAGCAGTCTTTCTGGGAGGACTGATGCCAGTCGTGTACAAGCCGACACATAGAATGTTGGGACAGAACGCCCGTTCTATTGAGTACGAACTTCGCAAGATTCAAGAAAAACTGGACGATCTCGAAACACGGGTAACGGCGTTGGAGCCGTAGGAGCAACATGGGTATCAGACGAGCAGCATCAGAGTATGGTTCCAGTGTCGGAGATGAGGCGCTTGCCGTGGCAGGCACGGCAGTTCCTTTGGCATCGGTTCCTGCCACGGCGATAGCGGCGATGGTCACCAACGGGGCCGAACCCATTCGGGTTCGTTGGGGGACACCTACGGCCAGCGTGGGCCATTACATAAACCCATACAGCGTGCTGGACTTGTATGAGGACGACCTGACAGACGTGAAGTTTATTCGGGTTTCCTCTAGCAGCACGATTTATGTCACCTACTTCGGCTAGGAGTAACGATGCCTTCACGGATCACTCAACGCATAGATCAGGTACCCACTGGGGATATAACTGCTGTCACGACGCCTTCCAACGGCGGTTTGTCCGGGGGTGGGACGAGTGGCGCTATTGCCCTTACTGTGGACGCGAGCAATCTGACGGCGCTTGGGGCAACGGTAGCGACCACCGACTATCTAATCATGTACGATACCGATGGGTCCGCAACCAAGAAAGTTTTGGTTTCTAACACCCTCGGGGTTTGGGCGTAACGATCATGGCGAACGGAAATGGCGGCATGGACCGGGAGGCGCTCATAAGGCGCCTCATGGCGAACGTAACTGGAAATCCGGCCGCTCAGGGCATGGCTGAGCAGCGGGATGGGGGCTTTTCTCCACTTCGCCCGATGCGTCCGGGGTCGTTCAACCCGGCGAGTCCCGCCGGGATTGAACGTCAGGCGTTCACGGGGCGTAACCCGTTTGCTGGTGGGTGGCCGGAGAGGGCTATAGCGCAACAGGGGCACGCTGGGATGGCGGCACAGGCAATGAATATGTCGAACCCGCAGTCGGGTCCGTCTTACGGGGGGTCAAACCCGCTGAACCCGTTCGGTGAAGGAAATGTTACTGCTGGTGGGTTGCAGACAGGCGACGCAGGAAAGCAGAAGAACCCGCTACAGCAGGTTGGCAGCGCCATCAAGGCGCTAGTTTCTTTCTTGATCGACCAGTAGTCCAATGGCGGTCCAGTACAACCTCAACCCACCGTCGCTTCCCGATATTCTGTCGTCAACGTACGGACAGACGGGTGCCGGTTACGGCTTGGGGGCTAATACCAATACGGGTGGGCAGTCGGCTCAACTTGTCCGTGATTTGGCGGGCATCCAGTATGAGCGTGAGTCGACTGGGCAGCAGTACGGGTGGGGGGATTTGACGCAGCAGCGTCAGGTGGCGGATCAGCGGCGTTCTATTCCGGGGTCTTTCAATAGGCGCGGCATGTTGGATTCTGGTTTGTATCAGCGGGGGATGGGTCGCAGTTATGAGGAGGAGTTGTTGCAGCAGGCGATGATGGAGCAGGCGATGTCTGCCCAGTTGGGGTCGTTGGGGCAGCAGCAGATTGGTGTTGAGGGCGGTTACGCCTATGGGGTGGGTCAGACTGCGTTGGCGGATGCTCAGCGTCGCATTTTGGCGAATCAGATCAGGGATGCTTTCTGATGGGGTACGATCCGATAACCGGCAAGATGACGGTGGAACCCACGGGATCGACGGACGCATGGCAGACCGACCCCGATTGGGTCGGTCAGGAGCATGTGCCGCAGCCAAGTGCTCTTGATAGTCGCATCGCTGATTTGAGTGGCATTTATGGGGACTATTCGTCGGCGTTGGGAAATGCTCAGGTCAACTTCGATCCGTTCCGGCAGTTCTACAACCAGTATTACGGGCAGCCTTCTTCGGGGTCATCTTTCGGGGGGTCATCTTTCGATCAGGGTGGGGGGTGGTCGGCCCAGTCTGCTACCGGGCAGTATCTCCCCATTGAGCAGGCGTTGCAGGGTGCCCAGTCCTACTATGGGGGCCAGCAGGGGCGTTTCAACCAGTTCTACGGTGACCAGCAGACCCGGTACGGGAATCTAGCAGACCAGTTCCTTGACTTCGCGCAGGGGACGCCGGATGCGGAGGGGAAGCGCACGGGCGGCTTCTACGCCGACCAGTATGCGAACGCTATGGGAGGCGCTAACTCTCTGTATGACTTGGGGATGGGGGCCATGGGGGACGATGGGACGCGTACGGGCGGCTTCTTTGCCGACCAGTTCGCGGGTGCTACCGGGGATGCTTGGGGGATGCGTAACCGGTTGACGGGTGACATCGACCCGCTTACCGGGATGGCGACCGGCGGTTTGTACGGCACCCAGTACAACATGGACACGACGTTTGCTAGCACCATCTATGATCTGGCGGGCGGCGCATTCGATGACACTGGTACTCGCATGGGGGGCTTCTACCAAGATCAGGCCACGTCAGCGATTTCCGCAGCGAATGCTGCTTACAACTCTGCCGCCGCCGAAGCGGTGGCGACAGACGAGACGCGTGCGGTTGTGGATGAGTTCGGTGTGGCCGTCTTGGATGAAGCCGGGGAACCCGTCACAGAGGATGTGGTCACCTATCAGGGCGGCTTCTACAGCGTGCAGGAGGCGAACCAGATTCGCCGTGCCAACATGGCGCAGACTCAGGCGGTGGCGCAGGCTGCCGCTGTCCGTGCCCAGCAGGTGCAGACGGCAACCAACCTGTACAACGATGCCAAGCAGTTCTTCTCAAATGAGAAGGATCTAGCGTTGGGCATGTTGGCGGCAATGGAGGGTGAGGCGGGAGGGGGCGGAGCGCGTGGACGGTACACGCAGCAGATGAGTTTCTTCGGGGAGCAGGAGCAGCGTGGCGTTGCAGAGTTGGCTCGTCAGATCGGTGTCATAAACGCTGAGAATCTGCGTCGGTCTGGGCGCGTGGGAACCTATGAAGACCTCATGGTGGGAGAGGTGGACCCCCTGACCGGGGAACGCGCCCGCTTCGGGGGGCGTATCGGAGAGCAGGAGCAGGCCCTGTTGGAACGCATCGGTGGGTTGCAGTCTGCTGCAACCACCGAAATGGATACGGTGCGGGCTTCGGAGACGCAACGCCTCGCTGATCTTCGTTCAGGTTACGGTGAGGACATTTCTGGGGCTGTGGCGGCTTTGCAGGCTCAGGGGATCGACCCAACCCAGTTGCAGGCTATGACTGCTCAGACGGGCGCCCTGTTGGGCGCCCAAGAGGCGTCGCAGTTGGCGATGCTGGATCGGCTTCAGCGGGCGGAGGGAATGTTGGGGGCGGAGCAGACGTTGGCTGCCTCCTCTATGGCTGGGGATGCAAGGTTGGCTTTGGAGAACCAGTTGTTCTCCACGCGGGCCGGGATTGAAGAAGACATTTACGGTCGGTTGGAGGGTGTGGAGCAGCAGAGGTACGGTGTCGCTGAGGGGGCGCGTGGCGGTGAGTTTCAGGCGGGGCAAACCTTGTCGGGGACATTGGACGAGTTGGGTCGCGAGGCGTTCGGGTACGGGTCGCAGGCACGGTCGGGTGAGTTTGGTGCACGCCAGTCGATGGAGGGGACGTTGGGTGCGGCGGCTATCGGTGAGAGTGAACGGGTGTTTGATGCGGGTCAGCGTCAGGCGGCGACTATCGGTGCGGCTGGGGATGCGGCACGGGCCGGGATCTTCCAGTCGGAGCAGCAGCGGGCGGCGGCTGAGGCGCAAGCGTATGCGATGCAGAATGCAGGGTTGTTCAACAGTGAGAACGCGTATGAGTCGGCGTTGGCGCAGGCGCAAAGCAACTTGTTGTCGGGTACTACTCAGGCGCAGATGTCATACGATCAGGCGTTGCAGAACGCTAGGGATGCTTACGCTCAGGGCGGCTACCAGTCGAACATGTGGTTGGGGCAGCAGCAGCAGGATGCTGCGTCGGCGCAGGCTTTGGGCGGGTTCGGGGCGCAGAACCAGTATTACCAGTCGATGTTCGACGCTATGGAGCAGGCGCAGGCAGGTCGGTTCAATGCGGCTGAGACTGCCGGTACTGGTGTCTTCAATGCGGAGCAGCAGGCTGCTGCGAGTGCCCGTGCTGTGGAGGCTTCCCAGTTTGAGCAGATGATGGATCTGTTTATGCAGGAGTCGGCGCAGGGGGCCAACTTGCAGGGCAATCTCGCTCAGGGGAATCTGACACGGGACTTGGCGATAAACGCTGCAACTCAGCAGTCGGAGAGCGACATTCAGCAGGCGGAGGCGGCGACGGCGGCAGGCGTGGCTTCGATGCAGGCGTGGTTTGCGCCGGGGTCGTCTACGGCGCGGGCGCTGTGGGAGTCGGGGTACACGCCGGAGTCGATTGCCGGGTTCGACAGCACGACGTTGAGGGCGATAGTTACCGACTACAACGATCAGGTCAGGTATCAGAACGAAAACGTGAACACGTCTCTGCCGTGGGATCAGCGGACGTACTACAACTATCCGGATGAGGGGATGGGTGAGTTCCGTCAGGGCGCCGCCTTTGAGCAGCAACTAGGGATGGATCCGGAGGGTGCCGGAATGGGACTTATGGATTATGCGGCGAGTCTGGGCTTCCAGCCGTGGCAAGACCCGATGACCTACTCCAACGCCGACTACGCCAGAGGTGACTTGCCGGGATCGTACAACTACCAGCCGGATCCAATGGACTGGGTGGGGCGTGACCAAGCGTACGACCCGACGACTAATACAGGTACCGGTGTCGGGTTCCCCCTTGGAACCATCGACCAGTACGGTGCAACCCTAGACAACCTGCCCGGCCTGAAACAGTACGGCGCCTTGCAGGGGCACCCGTATCCCACGGGGGAAATGGCTGAGCCTGAGGCTATTGCCCAGTGGTATCAGGACGTGATAGCACTCTCTCAGGGTCTTCCGCTGCCTACACGGGAAGAATAGTGGGCGGCTTCGGCGGCATGGGCCGAAACGCCATGCTGGAAGCAATCAGGCTGGGAGGAGGGGGTCGCACAGTGATGGGCGGCGCTCCCCCCGTATCCGGGGGGGGCGACGTTGTTAGTACTGGCGGTCCCCGCCCTGTTGCTCCTGAGATGCCGGGTTGGGCGAAAGCCGCCGACTGGTTCTTCGACACCCCTGCCGGGAAGGCGTTGAAGGCGTTGGCTATGCCCGGTTCGTCCATCCCCTCACGGCTGGACACAACCATTGAGAATGTGCAGGCAGCGGGAGGACTCCAGTCCGGTCGTGGACTGCTGTCTCTCGCTGGAGCACTTCCCGGCATGGCGGCACCGGGTCTTCCGATTCCGTCTTTCGGCCCGGGACAGAACGTGTTCCAACCGGCACGCGAAGACTCAGAGTCCACATGGGAGAAAACGAAACGCCTGTACGGGTGGGCGGACTTCATGAATGAGAACGACCCGTCTGGTTTCTTTGAGGAGCATGACTGGTCACGGCGCATCGTCGGCTTCATCGGAGATGTCGCCTTCGATCCGGTCACCTATGTGACCCTTGGGTCGGGTGCGTTGGCAACAAGGACTTCCGCTCAGGTGGCACGCGAGTTGACGGCAGCGGCGAGGCTCGCCGGACCCGGGACGAAGACGGGAAAGATGCTGGCTTCGGCGTCGCAGCGGGTAGCGAAGAGTCATTCCAAGACAGCGGCGGGCCGTGAGGCGTTGACGCATTTGGGGTACGACTTCGGGTTGGGGATGTCGATACCGGGCACCGGTCGCGTCGGGCGTGCGTTGCGTTTGGATAAGGCGTTGGACTCGTTGACGGGCGGGGCTGTAACACGAATGCGGGTCGACCAGTTGGGTCATTCCCAACGGGTCGGAACATGGTTGCAGGGCCGGTTCGCCCAGACGCCTCTCCCTACTCCGGGTAGCGGTACTCAAAGCACGTTCGCTGGATGGTTTGAGCAGGCTGTGCGCGCCGGTAAGAAGAAAGGCAACCGCATGGTCGATGACTATGCGGAGGCATTCGCTCCTCGTGTTACGTCACCGCGCATTGACGTGGACGCGACGCGGGCGGCGGTGCGGGCTGCCCGGGAAGCGGGCGCTCCTGTTGATTTGTCACGGTTTGGTCCGTCGCCTGCGGCGGGTTCGTGGGGCGATCAGGTGGTGGTTCGCACGGATGAGGCAGGGGAGGTTGCGGCAGACGTTATGGCTAGGGGGCGCGTCAAGTACCCGGGGGAGGTTGGGACTCCGAATCCGGTGGTGTGGATCGCTGGTCGTCCTGATGACCCGTTGGCTAACTTGTTGGATCTGATTGACTGGTCGGCGACCCCTCTGGGGCGTGCCCCAATGGGTGGTGTGCGGGCTGCAACTTTGGGTGATGAACCGTTGGCGCAGATGAGCCGTGCTGCGATCAATGCTGGAGGCACTCCGGCGGACATCCAGTCGATCCGCCGGTTGGCTGCTTCTGCTCAGAAGATGCGTGTCGGCTTTCAGATAACGGGTAAACGGTCTGATCTGGTTGCCACTATGGGGGCGCAGGCAATCGGAAAGTATCTGTCAGTGTTCCACAAGTCGCAGTTGGGTCGCTGGTTTGTGGAAACTTTCGACCGGGAACGCAAGATCACTGACCTGATGCGGTCTGCCGACCCCCAGATCCAACATCTGGGGCAGTCGATCAAGCAGGCTGATGCTCGCGGGTTCCGTTGGAACAGTGAGTACGGGTCGTTTGCTGAAACGAAGAAACGCAAACTGGTTGACATATTGAACAACCATGATTTGGACCCCGTGGAAGTGCGTATGGCAATAGAGGAGGACTGGCGTTACGCCGACGGCTCCCTCAACCCGAACATTCAGGCCGACGCCCCCGGTGTCTTCAACGCCGGGGAGGAAGTCCACGCTGAACTGTTGAAGTTCTTCCCTGAGATGAAGTCGCAGTGGGAAGGGATAACGGGCGGCAGGATCCATACGAATCTTGGCGACGAACTGTACGTGACGCGTGTCCCGTCAGAGTACGGGCATGCTGTGCTGTCGGCAGACAAAGAGTTTGGCAAGGAGATTGTCACGGCGCCGGGGCAACGCGGGTTGAAGCCGGGGGCGGAGGCTGTCACCGCTGCCGGTGCGAAAGACGCTGCCAGTATTCGGGGTATGGCGGGTGCGATGCGGGCACGCGCTTACCGCGCCGGGGAGATCCTGTGGGGGCAGCAACTGGTGCAGCCGGGTCAAGCGTTGGTGTACACGGTTCGCACTGGGGCGGACAAGGGGACGCGGACTGTGTTGCGTTCTCGTGCTCCGTCGGTGACAAGGCAGATGGAGTTGTTAGGCGAATACGGGGTGGGGATCGGGGACATCAGGCCTCCTCTGGGTGCGTGGAAGCCGATGTTTGAGAAGAGCATCACACAGGTGTTCGATTCGTACACGGCGATGATGTCGCGGGAGATCCACTGGGCGGGGATCGAAGAGTGGTTGGGAGACGCTGGCATCATGCTGGGCGGCGACGAGTATGCGAAGTTGGGGAGGCTCGCTGACATTCAACGTCAGGTTGCTAAGTTGCGTAAACAGGAGGCAGCGTTGACGGGTGGGAGTCGTCAGCGTTTGCACGCTGCTCGTCGTGCCGTGTCGTCGGCGGAGCAGTTGACGGAACCGTTGACCGACACGGTGTCGTCGGCCATCGGCCCCCAGTATGCACGGTCGCGGGCGCAACGGTTGGCGGAGTCGGCAACTGGGACTGTCCGCATTGAAGACATGTCGTTGGATGAACTGCTGGGGGAGGCTGCCGGGTTGCGGTCGGTTATAGATGGTTTGTCCGATGAGATGATTACGGCTTTGACGAGTGTGGACGATGCGACTCTGGCGGCGCGGGCACGTCGGCTGCGTACATCGTCGCAGGTCCGTGACCACGTTGAGGAGTTGGTTACTACCTCCGCCGCTGTCGTTGAGACGCGGCGGATGGTGGCCCATCTGAAGCGCGCAGGGAATCGTCTTACGCAGTTGCAGTCGCTTGGTGCTGTGGAGCGCCGGTTGGGGCAGACGTTCGTCAGCGGTAGCCGGATAGTGAAGGAGACGTTGAAGGATTCGACTGGTCGGGTGATCGGCCATGAGTGGGCTACTCCTCGTGGCGCTTACATCGCCACGAAGGAGCGTGGCAGGTGGGTTGTTCGCTTGGATGGGGAGTCGGTGGGGAGTGCCGCGAATCTGGAGAAGGTCAACGAGTTGGTGCGGTCCGATTTGGCTCGTTTGCCATTTGATCGACCGTTGCCTCCTACGCCAAGGCCGGGTCGTGGAACCCGCCCGGAGGGTGGGTTGACGTTTGGGCAGCATCGTTCTTCGTGGGAGAAGCACATCAAGGATCGGATTCTCGCCCCGGAGCAGAGTGCTTTGGCAACGCTGTCGAATCAGGCCCGGGTCAAGACCTTGTTCGATGAGTTGGAACAGTCTTTGGACTACTTGGATGAGATAGCGAAGATGGCTCCGGAGCGTCTGCGGGAGTTGGGGATGGAGGATTCTTCGGTAAAGGCATTGCAGGAGATGATTGCCGGGTTGAGGGGTGAACGGTTGGGCGCTGATGTTCCAGCGACGATCCGTTCATACGTCGATGAGGTGAACACGGTCAAGCGTTTGGAGGGGGAACTGGATCTTGCTGATCTCATGCCGTACCGGCATGAGGACGGTATTGCGAACATGAAGATGGAGGCTTCTGAGGGGGGCATGGGGGAGTCGTACTGGGCTGGGGCGCCTGAAGAGGTGATGTCCACGGATAAGTCTGGCCGTTACCTAGAGGATCTGATTGCTGAGACGACGGAGGATGCTCTTGCGGCGCAGGCTCGTAGCCCGTTGGTGAGTGGTAGTGCGCTCGCTGGGGGTCGCGGGGTTGCTTCGGAGGAGGCCGACATGGTGGTCGACTTGTTGTCGGATGCTGTGAAGGATTTGGAGGCTGCGGCGGGTCTGTTGGGCCGGTCGGGTCAGCGCACTGCGGGGGAGGTCGCTCCGTTTGGTGGCCGTGGGGCGGGCGGGTTGTTCTTCCCGCATGACCCGGATTGGATTCCCCGGCAGGCGTACACGAAGAAGACACCGCTGACAGCCGAAGACGTTCCGTTGCCCGTGACCAGAGGGGGGCAGCGTCCCCGCATAATGGACCCGGCAGAGGGAGGGGTGTCAGGGAGGATGGCTGAACGGCGGCTGGCGGGCGAGGTGCCGCTCACCACGAGGCAGGCAACCGCCTACGACAATGTGAACATAGCGGAGGCAGCGATCTTGCAGGCTCGTCGTATGCGGGCTGAGGCGAGACTGATGGAGGAAGGTGTTTCGGAACTGACAGACATTCAAGACATCTTGGCTTCTCTGAAGCATCGGCACCAGTACAAGGGTGCCTCCGTTTCGGGTGAGGACATGTTGTTCAAGTTGTTCTATCAGGGGGCGCAGGAGTTCGGTCCGAACTCGTACATTTCTGGTGCGGTTGATCCGGTGCTGGCGGCAGGGCGGAGAGCCGAAGGCACGGGTGAGGAACTGTTGACGAGTGCGTTCCGTCCCGGCAGCCCGTTGGGGCATGAGATGAACATTATTTTGGCGGATCTGGTTCGGCTCTCCACACCGGGCGACATGAACGCTGCGTTGCGTTACGTCAGCCATTTCGTCAACTATGTGAAAGCATCAGGCATTGCTCGTCCGTCGTTCTTCCAGAGGAACATGCTGGGGGGTGTGTTCAACAACTATCTGGCGGGGGTGGAGATGGGGAACACCACCAAGTTTATTTTCATGCGGCGTGCCGCAATGAAGGCCGGGTGGGAGGACACGGTGACGGCATGGAACAAGACGGCGGAGATGCGTGGGTTGCAGCCGTTGGATGACACGTCGTGGCAGATGTTCGACAAGCGTCGCCCCATTGAGATGAAGGAGGACGCTGTTCGTCGCGGTGCGACGAAGTTGGCTGACTCTGGTCAGGGCGGCAAGTCGTGGAGCAAGTACGACATGATGACGTTCGCCGACGTTTACGACGCGAACCTTATCGGGGCGGGGCAGGCTGGGGCGGAGGTGTCTCGCAGTGCCCGGTTGGGTGGCATGGTGAACCGCAAGTATGGCGGCAAAGCATTCTTGAATCCGTTCCGCTCAGACTTCGTGTGGTTCGATGCCATCCGGCAACGCAACATGGAGATTGAGGAGATTCTGCGTGGCTCGTTGGCGTTCGACACGTTGGCGTCGAAGGGGGGCGGTCTGGAGGATGCTGCGGCACGGGTGATCCGCTACCACTTCAACTATGACCGGCAGGCTCAGACCGCTTCGGAGGCTGCCATCAGGCAGCATGTGATCCCCTTCTACGTGTGGACACGCAACTCTGTTCCGTTGATGGCGCAGGAGATGGCACGTAACCCTCGCAAGTTCTTGGCGTACTTCCGGGGACGGGAAAACTTGCAGCATGGAACGGAGGCTGACCGGAACACTCCGGAGTGGTACGGCCATCAGGCTGGTATCCGGTTGCCTATCAAGTGGAAGGGCAATCAGGTCTTTGCGTTTCCCGACATGCCGTTCATGGATGTGTTTGAGTTGATGAGTGCGGTCACTGGTGTCGGCACTGAGGGGTCTACCCCGCTCATCGACGCTCCGCTGAATGTCGGCAAGCACTTTGCCACAATGGTGGGGCCACAGATCCGTGTCCCCATAGAGATGGCTTTGGGGAAACAGTTCTTCGCTGACATGCCTATCTCCACAGACCCGAAACCGTTACCTGCGGTCTTGGACATCCCGGTCATCAGGGACGCATTGAGGGTGTTCGGGGTGAAGGAGAACAGCAAGGGACAGTACATGATCCCCGACTACGCTCTGTACGCCCTCCAGAACGCCTTCCCGCTGGTCGGTCAGACACGGCGCATCATCCCCCGGGAGCAAGGCATGCAGGACCGTCTCGGTGCTGCACTCACATCGTGGCTGCTCCCGATGTCGTTGCGTCAGTTGACGCAGCGGGAGAGGTTGTCGGCCCAGCGGCAGCGGGAACGTGGACTGGGTATCG